TCGCTGGTACAGGCATGACTCCGTCGTAAAGCACAAAAGCCGGTTTAATTTTTACATTACAACGGATTTTGCCACTAGCGAGAAAACCGCAAGTGATTACAGCGTTATCAGTGTTTGGGCATACAACAATAATGGCGATTGGTTCTGGGTAGACGGCGTTATCCAACGGCAGCTAATGGACGCCAATATTAATGATTTGTTTCGTTTGGCTCAGAAGTACAAACCGCAATCTGTTGGCATCGAGGTCTCGGGACAGCAAGGCGGATTCATTCCGTGGATTCAAAACGAAATGCTTAATCGCAATTGTTGGTTTAATTTAGCGTCTGAAGGTAATACCAACAGTCCCGGTATTCGACCTACGACGAACAAAATGCAACGTTTTAATTTAGTTGTACCTTGGTTTAAAGCAGGAAAGATGTATTTTCCTGAAGACCTACGGCACGGTGCAATGATGCAAGAAGCCGTCGCTGAGTTAAGTTTGGCAGCCGCGAGTGGATTTCGCAGCAAACATGATGACTTCATTGATACCATATCCCAATTAGCATCGTTGACGACATGGAGGCCTTCGGAAGCAGGTATTGTCGGGCGCAATCAAGATCAAACCGGAATCTGGGAACTTGAGGATGACGACGACGTCAAGCCAGACCATTTAAGCTCTTACATAATATGAGGCAGTCATGACATTACAAGATATCTACAACCAGCTGAGCTACGGCGAGCTGAGGTTATTGTTCCTTGGCGGGAAAGACATAGACAACCCTAATACTACTGGGATGCCTATAGAAAGCTTTTTGCAGCTGCTGCCCAGTGTTCAACTGGGATTGAGCGAACTTCACAAGCGCTTTGCGTTACGTGAAGGGCATTTTGATCTTATTATTCAATCAAACGCAGGCATATTGCAAAAAACGTACTTGCTGACAGACGATTACGCTGTGTCTAACGTGACTCCAAACTCAGTTGTAAGGTACTTAGACGACGCGGAGATGCCATTTACTAACAACCTGCACAAAGTGTTGCGCTGTTTTGGCACCTATAACGCAGCACCGTGGGAAATAGCGTTAAATGAAGTAGCCAACCCTGCTGCTATTCGCACAAGTTCTTGGAACTCTATTACAATACCCACAGACTCAGAGTTAGCCCCTTGGCTTTTAGAGACAGACACGATAGAAGTCGTTTACCGCGCTAACCATCCCGAGATTAATCATTATATTGCCAATTCAGCGCCGTTAGTGACGCCAATCTACTTACCCGACACGCATTTAGAGCCATTACTGTTTTATATAGCGTCTCGAGTGTACAACCCAGTAGGTATGACTCCTGGGGCAATGCATGAGGGTAATAACTATTGGCAGAAGTTTGAGCAGTCTTGCGCTCAACTAAAGCTTAATAATTACGAAATTGACAATGATTCGCTTAACGATAAGTTAATTAAAAACGGTTTTTGTTAAGAAAATCAGAAAAAGGTTTCATCTTCCGTTAGCGTGCTCAGTATTCCCTACACTTGAGACACGTTAATGGAAGATTTAACAAAAGATGCTGCTTTAGGCGAGGTCAACATAAAGCCCAAGGGCTGGAAAAATCCTCCGCAACTCAAAGACCTTAAACAAGACCTCACAGATGCCGACACAGCTAGCGAGAATCAAAAAACCAAGATAAAGACTTGGCTTGATTACTTGAATGTCACTGGAGAAGGCCGACCCATTACACCTAAAGGCTCTTCCCAAGTACAGCCAAAATTAATACGCAAACAAGCAGAATGGCAATACGCTGCTTTGTCTGAACCTTTTCTGTCTGCTCAAGACATGTTTGATATTCAGCCGGTCACGTGGGAAGACGTAGAGTCTGCACGTCAGAATAAAATACTGTTAAACAGCCAATTAAATACCAAAATTAATAAAGTGAAGTTTATTGATGATTATATCCGTGCTGCTGTTGACGAAGGCACTATTATTGTACGAGTCGGTTGGGAATTTAGAGAAGAAACATACGAAAAAGAGATTGCCATACTAGAGTGGAGAGAGAATCCTGAATTTGGGGAAGTCTTAGACCAAATAGCCCAGATTAAAGAAGAAAACCCAACTGGCTACGAATACGAAGTTCCTGACGAGCTAAAAGAAGCTTACGAAAAAAGCATGGAAGCCGGTGTACCACTAGAGCCAATCATCCAAGGGTTTGAGATGGTTAAAGATGTCAAAGTGTCTGCTAACCACCCTACTCTAGAAATTTGTGACTACCGCAACATTGTTATTGACCCTTCTTGCTTGGGTAACTTTGATAAAGCTCAGTTTGTTATCTACAGTTTTGAAACGTCGCTGTCTGAGTTGAGAAAAGAAGGCCGCTATCAAAACTTAGATCAGATCAACCCAGACGCTAACTCGCCTTTAGGCGATGCAGACTACGATTCAACAGAAGGACGCGCTGACTTTAACTTTTCAGACGATCCGCGCAAACGCATTATCGCCTATGAGTATTGGGGTTATTGGGATTACGAAGACACAGGTGAAGTAAAACCTTTTGTGTCCACTTGGGTAGGTAGCACTCAAATACGCTTAGAAGAAAGTCCTTTCCCCGACAAGAAACTTCCGTTTGTAGTAGTGCCTATGCTTCCGGTTAGAAACAGTGTTTATGGTGAGCCAAATGGTTCGCTTTTGATTGATAACCAAAAGATTATTGGTGCTGTAACCCGCGGCATGATTGATGTGATGGGTAAATCTGCCAATGCACAGATGGGTATGCGTAAAGATGCCCTCGATGCTACTAACCGCCGTAAATTCCAGCTGGGTAAGGATTATGAATACAACGCAGGCGTAGATCCCCGTATGGGATTTTACATGCATACGTATCCAGAGATTCCCCAGTCTGCAGGACTGATGTTGAACATGCAGAACTCTGATGCCGAAGCAATGACTGGCGTCAAAGGATTCTCTTCCGGTATTAACGCCGATGGCCTAGGCGAAGTTGCCGCAGGTATACGCGGTGCACTAGATGCAGCAAGTAAACGTGAGACCGGAATTCTGCGTCGCTTAGCACACGGTATTCAAGAAATAGGCCGCAAGATCATTTCAATGAACGCTGAGTTTCTTGAAGACAGCGAGATTATTCGTACGACAAATGAAACGTTTGTTGCTGTTCGCCGGGATGAATTAGCAGGTGACGTTGATCTTAGAGTCGATGTATCTAGCTTAGAAGAGGACAACGTTAAGGCTCAAGAGCTTGCGTTTATGCTGCAAACAATGGGTCCTAATGGTGACCAAGCTATCACAATGAAAATTCTGACAAAAATTGCGCAGCTAAGAAAAATGCCGGATTTAGCAAACGAGTTTCGTAACTACCAACCTGAGCCAGACCCAATGGCACAAGAGATGCATCAACTTGAAATGCAGAAAATGCAGGCAGAGATTGCTCAAATGCAGTCACAAGCGCAAGAAAACCAGGCTGAAGCACAGTTGGATATGGCTAAAGCTAACACAGAAGTTGCTAAAGCTCGCCAAATGGGTGCGCAGTCTGACCAAGCGGACTTAGACTTTGTTGAGCAAGAGTCAGGCGTCAAACAAGAACGAGAGAAAGAACTTTACGGTGAACAAGCACGTTCTAACGAAGTTTTAGAGCAACGTAAACATAATAATAAAATGACTGAAAAGAAAGCTGACGCTTTAGGAAAGTACATTCAAGCAAAAAAACTCAGCTAAAATTTTTTAGCCCATATATCGTGCATTCCGTAACCCCTGTTAACTAACTAGCAATGATAGGAAACGCAAAATGAGTGATACAACAGTAGAAGAGATACAGGTAGACATTGACGAAGCAAAAGAAACTATTGATGTGATGAAATCCCTAGATCGCCTCATGCAAAATCCTGACTTTAAAAAAATCATTAAGCAAGGCTACTTTGTAGACGAATCAGCACGGCTTGTTGGACTAAAAGCTGCACCACAAATGCAAGCACCTGAACGCCAAGCGGCAATGATTAAAGCTATAGACGGCATTGGATCACTTCAACAGCACTTCAACATGATCTGGGTTATGGGCAACCAAGCTGAATCCATGTTAGAGAACGCAGACATAGCCTTAGAAGAAATGGCTTTGGAAGGTGAAATCTAATGGCCGACACTGCAGAGCTTGAACAGTACCTAGGTATGTCTGACGAAGAGTTTGCAAAAGTAAATACTTCCGAACTCCCCGAAGCAGATGCACCTGATGAGTCAAACCCTGTAGTAGAGTCACTGGAAGTGGGGGGAGACGCCGACAACGTCGAAGAGGCTTTAGCCTCAGAAGACGTTGAAGGCGACGATCTCGATGATGAACCCGCTGAAACTCCAGCATCAGAATCAGAAGAACCAGAAGAAAACGAAGAAAACGAAGAAGAAGAACTTGATATAGCAGCAGAAGACGAAAATAAAGTCGATGCTGAAAAAGAAGAGCCTGAAGAGCAAGAAGAAAACAAGTTCAAAGATTTTTACAGGCAAGTGACCGCTGGATTTAAAGCCAGTGGAAAACAGATGTCTGTGCATAAGCCTGAAGATATTGTTCAGCTGATGCAGATGGGTGCTGACTACAACAGAAAGATGTCAGCCATGAAACCAAATATGCAGCTGCTAAAAATGCTTGAAAAGAATGAGCTACTTAGCGCTGACAAATTGAGCTACCTAATTGATTTAGCCCAAGGCAGCCCGGAGGCAATCCAAAGACTCTTAAAAGATAAGAGTATTGATCCTCTGGACCTTGATGCATCAAAAGGTAGTGACTATAGGGCGTCAGACCATACCGTCGATGCACGCGAAGTTGAACTGGATATGGTAGTCGAGCGCTTGCAAGGCTCGGAGACCTATCCCAAAACAATTCGTGTCGTGACTAAGGAATGGGATGACGCTAGCAGACAAGTCGTTGCTAACGAACCGCAACTGTTGGAGTACATAGATGGCCACATGGCAAGTGGAATATATGACTTGATCAGCAATGAGATCGAAAAGGAACGAACGTTTGGCCGTTTAAATGGCATGTCCGACATTGACGCTTACCGCGCTGTTGGTGACCAAATTAATGCACGAGGTGGATTTGACCACCTGAATCCCCGCCAGGATCAGGTTGCAGAAAAACCCGCCGTACAGAAAGGGCAAGTCGCTAAAAAAGTGAGTGAGAAGCAAAGGAAAGACAAACGTAGGGCCGCTAGTCCTACCAAACCGACTGCCCCAGTTAAGTCAGATAACAGGGATTTTAATCCACTGTCTATGTCTGACGAGAAGTTTTTGGAGCAGATAAATGAAAAGTTCCTTTAAATCTTGGAGTAAATGATTATGGCTGGTGAAAACACACAAGCTATTTACGGCAACGCTACTGGTACTCAATCCAGTGTCGAAGCCGGAGGCGCAACACAGATCCGTACGGATCATTACGTAAAACAAGCACTGATCGAAGCGCGTGAACAGCAGTTCTTCATGCCTCTCGCTGACGTAACTTCTATGCCTAAGAATATGGGTAAGAAGATTAAGAAGTATCATTACATGCCTTTGCTCGACAACTTGAACGTTAACGATCAAGGTATTGATGCATCTGGCTCTGTAATAGCTAATGGCAACCTTTATGGTTCTAGCAAAGATATCGGCGTTATTTCTGGCAAACTCCCCGTTGTTGGTGAGCGAGGCGGACGAGTAAACCGAGTTGGTTTCACTCGAATCCAGCTGGAAGGCACTTTTGCTAAGTTTGGCTTCTTCGACGAGTACACGCAGGAAAGTGTTGATTTTGACACCGATGCGGATATGCGTCAGCACGTCTCACGTGAAATGCTTAACGGCGCTAGCGAGATGACTGAAGATGCTCTTCAGATCGACATCCTTACAAACGCAGGAACTCTCGAGTTTGCTGGCGCTGCAACACAGCCAAGCGAAATCGGTGCCGACGTTGCCCCTGCTGATCGTGTCGTTAATTACGCTGATCTTCTTCGTTTGCACGTAGAGCTGAATGACAACCGCACACCATTGAAGACAAAAGTCATCTCTGGTACTCGCATGGTTGACACTCGCACTATTGGCGGTGGACGCGTTCTGTATTGTGGTTCAGAAATGCAAATGACCCTTGAGTCAATGGTTGACTTGCACGGCGCAGCTGCTTTCGTTCCTGTTCAACAGTACGCCGCTGGCACTACT